GGGCGAACTGGTCGCTAATGATGGTATGATAACCATGAGGGAGGCGGCGATACGCGCGGGCTACGCCCCGCGATCCGCGCATTCTCGTGCGTGGGAGTTGACCAACATAGACATATCCCCGCACGTTGTTGCGGAGATCCGGCGGCAGCAGGCGGAATTGGATGCAAAGTATGGCGTCACGTATGAGCGCCATGTCCGGGATTTAAAGGACATTCGTGATGACGCTATACAGAACGGGGCGTACTCTGCGGCGGTACAGGCAGAGAAAGCTCGCGGCTTGGCCCAGGGGGACATTTACGTTTCCCGTTCGGAGGTTCGGTACGGCAGCATAGACTCCATGAGCAAAGAAGAAGTTTTGGCGGAACTGAAGAAGATAGAAGAGGGTTTTAACGATGGCATTATTGACGTCACGCCCGAAGAGGCCGAAGAACAGCCCGAGAACGATGCCAGCGGAGGCGTACACGAAGAGCGAGGGGGGGTTTTGGAGGAAGATGAAGACGGGGATTGCGAAGAGCGAAGCGAACTGGACGATGACGAGGCTGGAGAGTTGGGCTCTTCCGGGGGTTCCTGACATTCTAGTTTGTGATGCCAAGGGACGTTTTCATCTGATAGAACTAAAGTACACAAAAGACAATTCGGTACGACTTTCCCCACATCAGGTTGGCTTCTTTCGCAGACACGAACATGCCAGCGTGTGGCTTTTTGTTCGGCAGGAACTAAAAGAGGGCACACCGCGACTTTTTTTATATCCCCCCGAAGCTGTGATACCGTTGTCCATGGACGGCGTAAAGCAAAGCCTGTGGCCGAATTTGAGGATCCGTTGGATTGGACCCGTATAACCGAGGTCGTTGAGAATGAGTACTAGCTTCCAGGGGCCCCCAGAGCTTTTTGATAAGAAGCTGAAGCTTCAACTGCGCTTGGCGCAATTGGAGAAGGTGGACAAGTGCCGGGACAACTTTTTGGCTTTCGTTAGATCAATGTGGCCGGATTTCATCTTTGGCCATCACCATGGGACGATTGCGGAGAAGTTCGAGCGCGTAGCGAAGGGCGAACTGAAGCGCCTGATCATCAACATGGCCCCACGGCACACGAAGTCTGAGTTCGCCAGCTTTTTGTTTCCCGCATGGATGATAGGGCTTAATCCAAAACTGAAGATCATCCAGGCAACGCACACCACGGAGCTTGCGGTAAACTTTGGCCGGAAGGTGAAGAACCTTCTGGAGGAGGAGGACTACAGGGAGATATTCCCAGACACGCAATTGTCGGTAGACAGTAAAGCCGCTGGGCGGTGGGACACGCGGCAAGGCGGCATGTACTACGCCGTGGGCGTTGGTTCGAACTTAGCAGGCCGTGGCGCGGACTTACTGGTCATAGACGATCCGCATTCGGAGCAGACGGCCATGTCCAATACGGGCTTTGACGACGCCTGGGACTGGTACACTGGCGGTCCTCGTCAGCGGCTTCAGCCTGGAGCGGCAATTGTTTTGGTCCAGACCCGTTGGTCAGAGAAGGACATGACGGGACAACTGGTACGCGCTCAGATGAAGGACCCGAAAGCGGACCAATGGGAGGTAGTAGAGCTTCCTGCGGTTTTGCCGTCCGGGCAAGCTTGTTGGCCTGAGTTTTGGTCGATAGAGGAACTTAATAGCGTCAAGTACTCTGTACCGCCATATAAGTGGAATGCCCAGTACCAGCAGAACCCTGTTGGCGACGAGATATCGATCCTCAAGCGGGAGTGGTGGCGGCTTTGGGACAAGGATAGTGTTCCTGACCTTCAATACGTCATTCAGAGCTACGACACGGCGTATAGTAAGCGGGAGACGGCGGACTTTAGTGCGATAACGACGTGGGGGGTGTTTTATCCTGACGAGGTGGGGGGTCCACCTAATTTGATATTGCTGGACGCCAAAAAGGGCCGCTGGGAGTTTCCTGAATTGAAGGCAATCGCGTTGGAGCAATATAAGTTTTGGGACCCTGAGACGGTCATCATCGAAGCGAAAGCGTCGGGGTTACCTTTGACCCATGAGTTACGAAATGTCGGCATTCCTGTGGTGAACTTTACGCCTAGTCGCGGTAATGATAAGTTATCGCGGGTCCACTCTATTTCGCCATTATTTGAATCTGGTGCAATCTGGGCTCCTGATGAACGGTGGGCAGAAGAGGTCATCGAAGAATGTGCAGCTTTTCCCAACGGGGAGTATGACGATTTGGTGGACAGCACTACACAAGCTTTAATGCGCTACCGGCAGGGCAATTTTGTCCAGCTTCCGACGGATTACCAGGACGACGAGCCACGGCCTGTGAAGTTTGAGGCGTATTATGGCTGAGGTGCCCATGCCGCCCCGCCCGGAACAGCGGTCAGAAGTATCAAAGGTACTTCAAGGTATAATGGGACCGGCCTATGGGACGGTTACGTCCTTGGGGAAAACCGGCAAAAAGGTTGGCAGCGCAATTTGGGACGCATTCGAAGAGAACCCTTCAGAGTTTGCGGCCATGGGCGGTGTATTGCCTGCGTGGAAGCGGGCACAGGAACAATTTGAAGAGGGCAATTACGGGTCTGCTGCTCTTAGTGGTATTGAGTCAATATCCAGCGGCATGTTGGACGCGCTTACTGGGGGTACGGCAGCGCCGATAAAGACAGCGGCGACCAAGGGCCTTGGTTCATTATTTGCAGATCCTAATGCCATGTTTATTGGCCTGGGCGGAATGCGTCGTCTTAATAAGCCAGGGTGGGAAGCTAACCTGGATCGGGCCAGGACTATAGAACATAAGGCGGATCCTTCGGTTGGACCAAAGGGGGAGTACACGGATGCCGCCAAGAGGGACCCTGTTTTAAACAAGAATATTTGGGAAAACACCGGACTTTACAAGGGACAGGATAATTTTTGGCGGTTGGAGATCCCTACTGCTGAGAACTTTAAGCTCAAGACTTTTAAAGATCCGCAGGATATACCAGACGCGACACGCGTTAAATACAATAAAGGGGGGATCCACCGGACCACTTGGTCTGATTTTTTCAGCTTCCCCGAGCTAGAGAAAGCGTATCCAAGAATTAAAAACATTCAACTGGACCTCTCTATTATAAGGGGGCTTAAAGATATAAAAGGAAGTTATCGTCCTTCTTTTGGAAAATCTTCCCCAAGAATAACGGTAGTGGCGGCACCCGAAGATCTTAGAAGCGCGGTTCTGCATGAACTGCAACATTTTGTTCAATATCAAGAGGGCTTTGCAAAAGGGGCGGGCTTTGCAAATTTGGCAGAGCGTTTAGGGAGGGGGGATCAACAGGTACAAAAATGGATTAAGGACGCTCGTCCGGAACTAAGTAAACTTGCTGAAGATAATTTGAAAGATGCTAAACATATAGAAGACCGTCTTCCGATTGTGTCGGACCCCAAGAAGACCCTGGCTGATAAAGAGGAGATTCGACAATTACGAAAGGCTTCTGAAAAAATCCACGAAACTTTATTGGGGTCTGAAAACTATCCGTTTGAGAAAATGGATGCTGAGATATTCAAAGGAGTTACGAAAGAACGTAAGGAGCAGTTGAAACTCCTCCTTAAATGGGTTTATGCAAAACATGCTGGAGAGGTGGAAGCTAGACTTGTACAGGACCGCGAGAAATATTCTCTGAAACAGCGGTTTCCTAGTGGCGGCTCAGAAGCGATTCCCCCTCTTGGGACGCCCTCATGGGGTCGTTTGAAAATTCCTGAACAGATAGTGGAACGTGTAGGTGAAACAGAATACCCACATGGATGGGATTTTGCCCACGGCGGACCCGTCTACGCCAGCGAACTTTTGCACATGGCGAAAGGGGGCCCTCCCGAACCTCCTGATCTAACCTCCGTGCCTGGGGGCAAGCGGGAGGGCGTACCGGATTCCGAGGCATCACAGAGTACGATTAAGCGCAGGCTTGCTCTGGAAAAGCAGCAGTTGTCGGAGCTTCTTGGAAAGCCAGTAAAGAGGGACGTTACCCGCGCTCTGAAACAGGGCATACAAAGTCTTTTGGATAAAGATCCGCTTTCAGGAAAAAGAGCCCAACGGATGTCCGATAGGATCAAGGATTTAAAAGGGCGGCTAGATCCGCATCCATTTTTGTCCTCATCTAATTATTCTTACCCGCCGCCAAAAGATCCTTTTGATCAACCGTATACTACACCCACTCTTCTCACGCAGGAAGCTGTTGGCCCTATGGGGCTCCCTATTAAGAGTTCTAGCTTGGAAGAGCAAATTCGGATAATATTAGAGAGAGAAACACTGACCCCTAAAGATACTCGTGATCTGGATCAGTGGTTGAAAGACAACTATGGCAAAGGGCTTCTAGATTTTAAGCCGTTGGCCGAGGCCCCTGGATCGCGGCCCAAGGACCCTTCTAATTTACCCGCGCTTATTGCCAAGACGGCGGCTTTGTCCCTGCCTGACGAACCACGGCCCAAGGGCAAGGGTCAGAGGTTTCGTGGCATTGGAAGTCTTATGCGGCGGCGTCTTTTCCCTCTTATTCAGGCTGCACAGCTTGGTTATGGGCATCTTTTGTCTCCTGAGCAGAAGGCTGAGATCAAGGATTTTCTGCGAGCCCAGCGCATGAGATGGTGGGCATGGACAAACCTGGGATTGAATATTTCAAGGATCTTTTTGGGATGTCTGGGTCGGAGCCGCAAGGCGAGGGCCTTCCTGCATT